AATCTGAATCAATCAATTTTAAGAAAAAAGAAAGCCTATCAGGATGATATCTTCTAGTAAAAATACTAAATCTATGCTGTACTATACTGGTAGACATACTATCAATTAAAGATTTATGTTGAATATATTGGGCATATATTTGTTCTAGATAGCAATTATGAATTCTAATATTTACACCATGTATTCCATTAGCATGTAGTATCTTTTCTAGTTCGTTTTTTTCATGATTCCATGCGATTCTAAACCATAATTTATTAGGACTAAACTTATAAATTTTAACCAAATCTATAATATGGTTTGCAGTTTCTTCTATAGGAAGAGTAAAATCTTCTATAAAAAGAAGATGACCGTCGGATAGATTAGCAAATTGATTCAACTGATTATCAGTAATATATTGAGATAAATAATTTAGACAAAATCTTTCAATCATGTATACAGAATTATTTTCTATTATAGGATGATCTTCAATTAATAAAGGTGAATCAGTTTTTGGTTCTCCGTATCTGATTGTCAATGGATATCTTATCATGACTGCAGGATCGTTAAATTTTGTATTGATATATATTTTTTTCATAAAGCTGTTCTATATGGACCTATATTTATACCAACCAATTCAATATACACCTGTCTAGCAGTGGTATAGTTACTATTTGCTATTTTTATAAAATGCTTAAAATTAAACTTAGTTATGTTTTTGATTGATTTAGAGTTCATAGTATTGAAAAACTCAGCATCTGTTAGTTCAGATAATCTTTTTACTTCTTTCACTATCGATTTTCTTTTGTGTTTTGGTGAATCGACTGCCAAATCATATGATTCATCAATGTATGGCTGAAATGTCTTAAACCCTTCTTTCCTCAATATTTCCAAGATACCTGAGGGACCGTATATCATAAAAGGCTTACCCATCATTATAGGTTTGAATGTTTTTTCGGTAATAATCAAATTGTGTTTGCCACGGTTATCCGCTCTTGTTTCTATAACTATGTTTACTGCACCTTTAAGGAATCTTAGACTCAATGAGTTTGAAAAGGGATCAAGAAGTATACCGTCATGATAGGGTAATCCATCAATCCATTGGTGCATAGTTCCTAGTTTTGTTACAAACCCGGGTATGTGTTTATCTTTTAACTCATCTTTAGTAATGCAAACATGTGGATAAGGAATAGCTTCAGGGTGTAAATTTGTAAAAGTGTAATCAAAATTATTTAATAGGTTGTGATTTATTAAATCACACATTAATTCAAAACGCCACATATCAAATCTTCTGACAAAAAGAGTAAACTTTTTAGGGTTGTCTACTACTGTTTTTTTGATAGCATCTATTTCATTTTTATGTTTAACATATTGGTCATATGCCATATCTAAGTATCCGTTATAGCAAAAAATCTTTGGGATAGGAAGATCCATATCAGTTAACAAACTAATGATCTCTGTTTTCTCATAGTTAAAAGAAACTTGTATCCAAATTTTGCTTATATCGAAACCCGAACTATGGAGATTTTTTATTGCTGGGGCATATGCTTCAACATTTGTAGAAAAATCGTTCATGACATATATATGGTTGTCATCGAATTCTTGGTATAGCATCTGAATATTTTTTGAAAAATATTTTTCTATTTCGAAAAATTGTGTAGAATCTAAGACATAGATAGAATGATTTTCTAAAGGATCTTCTTCGATTGTTTTATATCTATTGGTATTATATAGATTAGTAAATATGCCACGCAGGTTTCCACCATGCATGGGGTCAGCTAGATTTTTATTCACATATACTGTTTTCATTTATTTCGTCCGTTGTAAAACAAATCGTCTTCAGTTATAACTCTGAAGGTGTACCCTTGTGCTTTGCAGTAGCCCATGGCTGATGCCCACTTAGCATGATTAATGGCTACTACTATTCTATCTTTAGCATTTGAAACTTTGCTTTCAATAATGCTTTGCTTTTTAGGTTTGATCTCAACTACTTCCGCTATCTTCTGACCATGCTTATTTTGATACACTACGAAAAAATCAGGGATGTATATAGTAGGCTTTCCGGTCAGTGGATGTTTATAGGGAATTCTTAACGCTTCACTAGCCCAATATAATACATTTTTGTTTGTGTCACAGAATGTCATAAAGGTTAGTTCCCAACCTGAACGGTATTTAGGTTGATGATTGCCTATATATTTTTCAGGGTGCTTTGGCGTATATATGCCTTGCGCATACTTTGCCATTATAGTACCACGTTTCTAGCAACTGGTACTACTGGTTGAGGTATTACACTTACCCCATACAGTGATGTTTTTGATTTAAGACTGTTTAACCAATAGCAAATCTGCTTGTTCATTGACAGCGCATTTGGTTGACCCTTCAACTCATCTAATAATTGAAGTACGGGTACGCCTGTCTGTGTTGATATTCTAAACAACACTGTTGTGAAATTATCTGCTATGTTTTTTGTTTCACAAACACTGGTAAAATAACCATTGACGATATCATACTCGCTGGCATTTATTCGTAAATCAGTTTGATAGAATGCATCAAAGATTCTAACTGTTCTGTCTAATGTTGTTTTGTCATCTATAATTCTAGGCATGTAATTTACAGGTTTGTCTGTCTACCTGCATAAGTTACATCACCTGATGTTTGTATTGAACTTCTAGCAAGTAGAGTAGGTGACCCCGCTCCATAGTTAGGTGTAGTCAAATTAGTTGGAAATAAAAAGGCTACATTTCTATTTAGATTAGGATTATCCCGTAATGAAATTGCCAATCCTGCTTGAGATTGCAGTTTATTTGATGTTACTAATCCAGGAACTTTTTGATAATTATATGCTACGTTAGCATTGTTCGTTGTGATGGTTCCCATGATTAATCCTTTAGTGATTTAATAAATCCGCCTTCTGCATCTTCGTATCCGCTGGGTCCTGATACCTGCCCGTTATTTCCTGCAGGAGTTATTGGACTTAATCTCCTATCATAGAATGCATCTAACCCAAACCCTTGTACAATGTTATCAGGAGTTCTTCCATCCATGCCGCCTTCATTGTATACTACGGTTTCATATGCAATATCCATTTTCAATTCCATTGTGCCGGCAGCCTCTGCATATGCATAAGTGTCGTGATCAAACTTAGTGATCATTGGATTGATTAGAGTGTAAGCTGTAAAGTTATGGGTATTGAAACCAAAGACAGTAATGTTTCTAAAGAAAGGTTGTTTAACTTGTTGACTAGAACCTGCAAATGATTCACCTATATAACCCCAATTGTTATTACCAGTTAAGCTAGCATCATAAATGTTTCTTACATTATAGTTTTGATTGGCTGCGCCAGCGCCCGGCTGACTAGGCACTATTTCAGCACCAGTAGCACCTTTGAATACTCTTAGATTAGTGCTGTCTTTGTAATAGTAAGAATAATATGCATCCCACATTTTTGTCACAACATTCAATGAATCGTCATGAAAAGTTATGTTAATAGGATCATAGTTTATTTTAGTTTGTACAATTCTTTTTCTGTTGTACTGATTCAAATCATGTGTTTTTATATTGAATGATGGCAACTTTATTGATTTAACTAATACGCCAAAATTATCCCCGGAGCCTATGTTTCTATCATAGACAGCGGGGTTAATATCAAAAAAGGTATGAAATAAAAACTTGAATTTAGGTGCAAGAGCATACCCAGCTGGTCGAAAAATTTTCGATGCATGGGTAAAATCTCTAAGAATAGTGCTACCAAAAGCTCTACTCCGCTGTAAATCCTGGCCCCAATATGACATACGTTAAGTATTAAGCGTTTGTACCAACTGAAGTACTGACACCGTCAAAAGTACGAGCTTGTAGACCAGCAGCGCCGACACCTGTTGGGTCGTTCTCTACACCAGGAGTAGACGCTTGAACCGCGTTGTCGAACTGAATCGTCAATGCAATTTTAATGTCTTCTGATTGACCATAGTTCAATGCGTTATAGTTAACACTTTCAACATAGCAACCGTATAGTTCCCAACGTTCTAGTACTACTGGCGCAATTCCACCGTTGCCACCGTCAAGAATGTCGATTTGCATACTGAATTTGTAGTCACTTGCAGAAGCAGCACTAGATTGTTCTATGAAGTCTAATTGTTTTTGTAGTTGTTCACCAACTGCTCTAGAAACGAAACCGGATGCATCATCACGAATGTTGACGTTCAACGGTTGCCATGTGTGCTTACCTGCCATATACACTGTTGAGTTGTATACTGGAAGAGTAATTTTAGCAAATTGAACGTTAGGACGTGCGCAATCTACAACTTGGCGTGTTAACTCTAGTGCATCACTAGCACCAAAAGATAAGAATGATACCCTAAATCTGTATTGCAGTTTGGGCATCAATAGGGTTTGATTTCCATTGTTCATGTCGCTAGCGGACATATTAATCAATGATTGAGAGGCTATTGCCATTTTGTGT